TCTCTTTTTCTAACATTTTTTAACACAGATTCTCTTATTTTTCTAGCATTATCTAGCACAAGTAGAACATTATCAGACTCACCACCCTTTGCTGCATGTATCGTAGATATCTTAACTCTGGGTGGCTCTGATAATTTTTCTTTGTTTGATAACAATAATCTAATATAATTTTTATCCTCTAAATTAGCTTTGTCAAAAGCTTCAAACCAAGGGACTAATTCGTTCCAATTATCGTCTGACATATAATCTTCTACATCGTCAATTTCTTTTTGATTTAATTCTTGTCCCTCACTCCATCTAGAATAATACACAGCTGCTTTATGTAGTTTGGTGTTTAAACTTTTAAAAAATTTACTTTCAAAAAATATACCACGTTGTTTTAATTCTTTTGCTATTTGCACAGACTTGGATCTAGTTCTAGTTAATATTAACCAGTTATCTTTTGTAAGATCTACGTTATCTAAATTATTAATTTTTATACATGACCCATCTTCTTCTCTTGGATAATATTGTTTATCTGCTCTTAATCCTTCTATTCTATTTACTATTATATTAGATATATCTTGAATTTTTCTTGGCACCCTTCTAGATTTTTTTAATACTACCTCTGTTGCAGGTTCCTTTATAAATCTATCCACATCTGCCCCTGCCCATGCGTATATTGCTTGATCATCATCTCCTGCAAGATACATATCTTTGGTGTTAGCTTTTAATATATCATACATCATCCATTGTATTGGTGATAGGTCTTGAGCTTCATCAATAAATACAACATCAAAGGTTGGACATAGGTGTGATTTGTTTACAAACTGGTGTATCATGTCACTATAATCCACTAAAGTATTAGATTTTTTATACTCAAAATAATTAGCTGCTACGTGTTTTAATATGTCAGGATTTATGTCCTTACTGTAATCTCCTGTGCAATATTCATCCCAAACTTTTATATTTTTTTCTCTAGATTTTAAAATAATTTGAAAGTATTCATTATCACAAGTCATATATGGTGAAGTATCAAAGTCACCTTTTGTTTTAACACTTATGCTTAATTCTTTTCCAAGGTTATCATAATGATAATCTTGCATAACATTTTCTTCTTTTAATCCTAATGTATGAAAAGCTAATGAGTGTAGAGTTTGAAAATGTTTTAAATCTTTTTTATTAAAATCTTTATTCTTGCTAAGCATTCTTTCTTTTGCTGTGTATGCTGCCTTTTTAGTAAATGCAAAGTAACCTATTTTTTTTACAGGAGTTCCTATTCTTATATATGCTAATGCTCTACGTATTAATTTTTCAGTCTTACCTGTGCCTGGTGGTCCATAAAATTTTTTTATCACAGTATTTGATCCTTGTCTTTTCTATCCAATATCTCTACATCCTCTTCTTCTCTTGGAAAAAATGACAAAGGAATTTTTATACAACGAATAGGGTTGTGTGATTTTTTATCTGTATCTTTTTTAGGATATCTTTTTAAATGTCCTAATTCTGCTTTAAATTCTTCTATTAACATTCTACCAGTCTTTTCATATTTCATTTTCCATTCTTTGTTTTTTAAATAATTAAAAAATACTTCCATAGTAAAATATGCAAAGCCCTCTTCTTTTAATACTGATCCACTACTAAATGATGCAGCACTTACTGCAGGAACTCCGTGTATATGTTCATCTAAATATTTTTGTAGTAATTCTTTTGGTGATGTACCTGCAGGAGGTGGTTGCACTGTTTCTGTTTCTTTTAATTTTTCTATAATAGATTGAAACTCATCTTGTTTTATTCTAGGTGGTGCTATTGGAGTATGTGATGCAATTAATCTTCTACATTTTTCCATGTCCATTAAATAGTTTACATCTCTAGCTAACACTTGTTTACTTTTCTCACCATCTTGTTTATCATTAAAATGAACTGTAAATCTAAACTCAGGTTCAGGTATGTAGTCTATTCTAATTAAAGCTGACAGTTGCGGAAATTTCTTTTGTTTATCCGACATGTAACCAAATTGTCTTTTAGCACACTCTGATTTAATACAAAAATTTCTAATTGGGTCTTGATCACAAAGATGACCTGCAGTTGGTTTACGCCAAGACTTAATTTTATCTAATACTTTCTTATCACCCCACTCTTCATCATATAAAATATATTTTCTTGCACCATCTAATACTTTCTTCTCCCAAAGATCTGGGTATTTCTTTTTACAAAAAACCATGTAATTAAATAAAAATCTGTCTCTCTCATCGGGTAATTTATTACTATCATCAATTGTTTTTGATATAGCTTGTAAACATGGTGGCCCATCATTAAATTCTTCTGCACCTCCTTGTAATATTTTATTTATGTGATCATCTATAAATTCATTTAATTCTTTTTCACTTTTTAAATTAGCCTCAACAACCTGTATATATTGATCAAAACTAAATTCCGTGCCGTCTAAATTTAATGCAACCCGTTCTATTTTATTATAGTATGGTAGGTTAATAAAATTACCGTTTGTAAAACTACCGTCTGACCCTGTTCCAAGTTCCGTTTGTTTTGGATATATTTCTGTTGTTGGATCTAACTCTAACGTATATAATAGTTTGTCCAAAAAATTTCTTAAAAAACTAGCTTTAACTTTTTCTTTTGTGTGTATGTATAAATGTAATCCACCACTTTTAGATTTAACTGGTATTACAGGTAAATTATTTTTTTGAATTATTTCTAAATATTTTCTAGGACTAAAATTTTGATATGCTTTTGAATCTATGTCTATTGCACCAAAACTAACCATGCCACCATCGTCACAAGGTTGTATGCCAATAGACTTCTCTCCCTTGAGATGTTGAAGATAATCTAAACTAGTTAATGGCTTACCTGCCCAACCGTGTTTTACTTTAAACTTTCCTGTGGTTGAATCTTTGTAACCGTTAGTAATTTCTGCGTATCCATAATCTCTTTTTAATCCATCAAATATTTTAACAAACTTCTGTTCCATGCGAATATTTTGTGGGCGTTTCCACTCTCGCTTCTACGCCCACAACCTAGGATTCTAGTAAGGATTTGCTTCACTCGCTTGAGCTTCTTCACCATGTTTTACTTGAACATCTCCTTTAGAAATGCTTTCAGCAAAACTTTTAGCTTGATGGTAAAGATCAGCATTCTCAACTGGCCCTAATTTGGTAACTTCCCAACCAAACCAACTACCTTTGTCGTTGGATTGTTGATTAGTCTTCAATACATATTGATGACTGAATGATGCAGGTGTGAACATACCGTTCTTACCTTTAAGTTTGATACTTTGCATCATAGAGTTCCATTTTCTACTAA